TAAGGAATTAATGTATGCCACAAGCATTTACACTAAAATCATTTAAAGGCGGTATCTCAGATTGGGAAGATAAGGGTATTCGTGGGGCTTTTAAATCTGGTACTGCTTTATCAACTCGAAGGCGTAGAGATAGTTTGTATTGTAATCAGGGGTTAGTAACTGCTGATAATGGTACGCCAGTGGTGGTTGATTTAATCATAGCGACTGTACCGGCAAGTGACGGTAATACTTATTTATTTGGTGCAAGTAAGATTTATAAGCAAGTGAGTAATGGTACGCTCAGTGTTGTTTACACTGATTCAGATGGTGGTATATGCGGTGCTGCTGAGATGTGGTGTAGTAATGGTAAAAAATATATCTTCTGGGCTACCTCGGTTAAGTTAAAATGTAAAGAGATTCCTGGTAACGCTGATTGGACGGTTGACACTAATGCTAATGTGGTAGTTGGTGCAACTACATATACCTATCCTAAAGTTAATTTAAGTGCTGCTACTAATCACAAGATGGCTATTGCTAATGGTGCTTTGATGATCTGTAACACTAACTACATGGCTATGGTTGGGTGGGATGGTAGTTACACGAATGAAGCCTTGCGATTGTTACCAGATATGAGTGCCACTAGTGTGATTGATAAAAACGATTTTGCAATTATTGGCACTAAAACAGTTTCAGGTCGAGCTAATGCACATTTGTTTCAGTGGGAAACTGGATCACTTAACTTTATTAATAAGCAAAAAATATCTGCAGCAAGTATTAATGCCTTGATTGATGGTGAGGTGATGCTGATGCAGGGTGATACCGATGGTCAAATTTATTTTGGTGACTTTGTAAATAAGTTGCCGGTTATTCAGATTCCTAGTGGTGGTCAAGTAAACCCTGGTGCAATTATTGAAGATAAGGGTGTGATCTACATGGGTGTGTATGGCTCAACTGATGCAACTAAAGACGGTATTTATGCCTATGGTAGAAATAAGAAAAACGGTGATTTTACTTTAACACTCGAGTATCCGATTACCTGTACTGAAATTGGTGCGCTAGAAATTATTGCCGGTGTGCTTCATGTAAGCTACCGAGTAACGACTAATTACTACTGGTACAAGGTCAATAGTGCAGCTAAACAAGTAGCTACTTATGAATCTCTTGATCTAGTAGCACCGATTAAAGATCCACTTACTGATACAACCTGGTTAGCTGCTGAGTTGTTTATGTCAGCTTTGCCTGCTGGTACTTCGGTTCAGGTTAAGTATCAAGTTGAGAAGTCTGGTAGTTGGGTGATTGCTAATATAGACGGTGATACTGCCTCACTCACAACTACTGGTACAACTCGAGCTACATTTGTTTTAGGTGATGTGGGTGAAGTGGTTGAGTTGCAAGTAATTCTTACTCCTACTGCTAATTTATCACCAGAGGTACACAAAATTAAACTTTATTTTGAGTAAGAGATATGTATGTCAGTACAAGAATATACACCAACAGTTATAGATGCAAACCCTTTTCCTGGGGTTGCTGATGGTGATCAGAGTGAGGCGTATGCTGCTGGCTCTGCTGCTGCTGGTAAAAACAACTACGCACCAGAAGAAACACCTACTAGAACTTTCCCTACTCAGACAATAGCTAATACGGTTATTAGTGATTCTTTTAATACGCAATCAAGGCGCATCTTAGATCGTTTTGAGTTTGCTAAAAACGGTGCAATTCAGGTTGGTGAATATCAAGAAGGTATATCAGGTGACATTCGGATCAGTCCAAGTGGGTTAATTGCTCGAAATGCAGACGGTGAAACAACGGTAACGATTGATGGCACTACAGGGGACGCTACGTTTAAAGGCACGATTGCAGCCGGTTCACTGATCGCAGGACGTACAGATATTGGTACGGTGGGTGGTAATGTCTTTATTGATGGTGCTAACAATAGAATTATTATTAGTGATGGCACGAACGACAGAATCCTAATCGGATATTTGCTCAACGGGTTCTAGGAAATACTGATATATGGCTGAAAATCATGGCATGAAAGTGTCACCGGCTGGCTCAGATGTTAAAACCGTAACCGATATTGATACAAGGTTTACGAGTAAGTTTCCGTACATGAAGGTTTATAAGTGGGATACCGTAAGCTTTACGACTAATGGCAGTGGTAACTACACTTACACCATACCCCATGATTTAGGGTATGCACCGGCGTTTGATGTGTTTGTTAAAGGCACGGCTGCTTTTTCTTTTCTAACCGGTACGACTTATCCTAATTCATGGTTCAGAATTGGGGGTGCGAATCGCTGGTTTAATCAAGATGAGGCTGGTGGTTTTTTTGCATATTCAGACGAAGATAATTTATACATCCAGGCTATTGATGGTTTTAAAAGCGTGTCTATTACAGCGAAGTTTTATTTATATGTTGATCCAATTGAAGAATTTACCTCTGCTTCAAACATTGATTTAACTGGTGACTATGGCATGAAGGTATCGAAAACCGGTAAAGAAGTGCGAACTGGTGAAGAATATGATATGCGCTTTTCTACTAAGTATAAAATGTTGCAGTATTTTAAAGAAAGCATTAAATCAGAAACACTTACTTTACCCGAGATGTGGGCTAGTTTTGTTGATCATGAAGTAGAAGAAGCGACCTATGTAGACTTTTTACATGGCTTAGGTTATCCGCCACTTTTTCATGCTTACTTTGAGCCATCTGCTGATTTACTTCGAGAAGTTCCGTATCACGAAACTGATTTATTTTATGCACCTGGGATACTTTACTATGATGATGTGGTATATGAGGTCAGTGCATGGTGTGATGCTACTCGAATCAGGGTGACATTTTATCGCCGTTCATCTTGGGTAGTGCCTGATGATTATGCTAATAGAACTTTCTCAAGTCAAACAATTACTATTCGAGTAGTACCGTTTGCTGAAAATCTGGAGGGCTTAGATTATGGCGAATGAGATTGTACTTTTTCCATCTGATTCTAATGATATGTTCTATGAATTTGAGGGTGGTGGTGGCTTATCTGGTACTGGTCGTTTTAATGTGGGGTATTCATATAACACAAGTAGAAAACTCAAGGGTGCTTTACGATTTAGAAGTGTGCAGATACCTCAAGGATCAGGAATCAACAGTGCTGGTATAAGTATGTATGCTCAAGAGAAAGTTGGTAATAAAGAAATTTATGTGAAGATCTGGGGAATTGATGAAGATAATACTGGTGACTTTGGTAGTTATCCATTGAGTAGAACAAAGACAGATGCGAATAATACCCATAATAGCAATCCGAGTACTGGTCAGTATTTTGGTATTGGATGCGGTAGTTCACTTCAAGAGATAGTCGGTAGAGGTGGGTGGTCACAGGGTAATTCACTTGGTTTTATTATTGAGGATAATGGCACATCTACTGCTGATTCTGGTGGGTATATTTATGATCATTTTAATGATGCGCCTAATTCGTATTTAGAGTATCGAATTAATGCAGAGCCTAACTTTAAACCAACACCTAAAGAGGTGGCTGCACCTACGTTTCCCTCGACTAATAGTTATGGCATGAAGATTAGTTATCCTGGATATGATGTGGATGAAGCAACTGATGCTCAGACATATTTCACCACAAGAAAACGCTGCATGAAGGTAGTTGCTCAGGGGAAAATTGATACTACTGGTGGGGTTGTGTATAACATCGCTCATGGTCAGAGTGTTAAACCGTTTGCTCGAGCTTGGTTCAAGAGTATATCAAGTGGTAAGCGGTATCAAATACCACGGTACTTACCTGGTGAGTATCAAGATCCTGATGCTGATACCACCAATGCTCAGATTGAAATTGATGCAACTAATGTAAAAATTAGAACTGATGATAGTACTGAAGTGTATTACTACATATATATAGATGAATTGAAAGCATAAAAGTGTTACTATAATTATATGAATGAAGAAGCACCGGAAAACTCTAATGAGATGTTGAAACTTCTTCAGAACGCTAAGAAAAGTTTGGAAGTTAGCTATAGTGAAAAAAAGATCTCCCACCAGGGGTATATTCAAAAAGCTAACACAACAAATGATGAGATGTTACGAATAGAGGGTGCGGTACAACAAATAGATATTTTTATTAAACAGCTCGAGGGGAAATTATGAATACCACCGGTGAAATTCAAGCCACTCTAAAACGTCAGCTTCAAATGGTAAGTACCTCGATTGTATTTGCTGATGCTTCACTACAAGATGAAATTGTTAATGCGTATCTCTGGGCTACTGATATGTACCCCTTTCCAGTACTTGAGAAGTCAAGCTTTACGACTGCAGGTGGAGTTGATTATTATTTTGATTTACCTTCACAGTATAAATCTGATTCTTTAACAATGGTAGTAATTGATGATCTTGAATATAAGTTAATTGATTTTCACGATTGGCTTAGATATAGGCGTGAGAATCCTGGTAACTCAGATGTGCGACTAGCTGCTTGTTATGGTAGACAGTACTTTATTACGCCTACACCGGCTTCAGGTAAAATCATATATATCTGGGGTATTATTCAAGCTGCTGCATTATCATTTTCAAGTGGTACTACTATTTTCTCTGGCTCTGAAGCTGCTGCAAATGAAGCAGTGATGCGTAAGGCAAAGTCTAATTTATTGGCGAGTAAGGGTAAACAGTCTGAAGCTGATAAAGAAGAAAACCGTGCGAAAGATATTTTAGCTACGGTCTGGGATAACATCATTGAGCGTAAAGCAAACTTTCAGCGTAAGGATGCACCGTTTTTTGATGTACCTGACTTTTTCCCTAGCAATAATCCACGAAGTACTACAACTGGAAACTTCACCAATAGGAGTTAAATCGTATGGCAAAAACAGCACAAGAATTAGGAATAAAAGCAACAAAACTTGAAGATAATGGCTGGTATGACGGCTACAACTATGATGCTGCTAGTGGTACGTTTGGTGATGTTCGTGGTCAAGCATGGTCACAAAATAATCCTGCTGCTCGAGGTTCAATGATCTCTGATGAAGTTAATGCACAGTCTGCTGCAGCTCAGGGTAAAACTACTCAAGAATTTAATACATATCTTAAAGGTTCAAATAATACACCGGCTGCTCAAAGTGCTGCTGCTGCTGCAAAGAAAACGACAAGTGGTGGCGGTGGTGGTTCGAGTTTAAGCGGTGGCACAGGTGTTAGCGGTGGTTCAGCTTCAAGTTTTAACGTGACTGAAACATACGATAAGCTATATCAAGATCTAGGAATTGACACACTTAAATCAGATGTACAGGCAAAACAAGATGAGATTACTGCACGTAGAGCTAGGCTTGCTGAAGCAGAAGCAACTATTAATGAGAACCCTTGGTACGCTGAGGCTACTAGAACCGGTAAATTACGGCGTTTAGAGGAACAAGCACAGGCTGATATTGAAAATATTTCTCGAGAGCAAGCATTACTACAGGCTAAAGTAGATGAAGCGAATCAACAACTTGAAACAAAAACAAACTTGAGTACTCAACAATACAATATTGATAGACAAGCTGCAGCCGATGCGGTAGCTGAACTCAACACCTTGATTAGTAGTAAAGCTGATTTAAGTAATATTAATGTGGGTGATTTTGCAGCACGTACTGGCATGAGTGCCGATACGATTAGTGCTTTAGTAGCTGCAAGTCAGGCTGAAGAAATTGATCCTGATGTGATTCAATCAACTGATGATAATGGTAATGTCACCGTGACGATTATTGATAAAAATACTGGTGCAATTGTAGGTCAGCAAAAGCTAGGTGCTATTGGTAATAAGCAAAGTAGCGGTAGCAGTAAAGCAACTGAATCTGAGGTTAGTCGGTACTACATGGATAATTTGAGAGCTGATGTAGCTTCTGGTTCAGGTGTGCGCCAAGTCTTTCAGCTTTACTCAGGGTACTTAGATCCTAATCAGATTATTCAAATTTATAATGCAAATAGTCCTCATGGTGCTGCTAAAGAGTCTGCTGAAGAACTAGCTGCACTCGGGGTAACAAGTTATGCCGGACAAGAATAACCTATGCCATACATTGATCCACAGTTTGAAGCTAGACGCAAAAGCATCATAGCCGGAACGTCTAACAAGCAAGCACCTACTATCTCACAACCTACCAGATCAAGCGGTTTTACTGATCCTAGTTTTGAAGCACGGCGTAGTCAGGTGATGAAAGCTCAATCTTTACCACCGCTTAAACCAATTCAGATAGCTAAAGCTCAAGAACCACAAAAAAATATCTTTCAAAAGGCTGGTGATTTTGCAGGTAAGTTTACTGGTATTACTACTGGTGAAGTGGGTGGTGCATTAAAGAAAGCGAAAGATTTTATTACTGATGATACTCGAGAACCACTTGCGCCTGAAGATGTGGTTGGATGGGGTAGGTCTGCACTTAATGGTATCAAAGGTATTATTGGTGCTGAAGCCAGTAAACAAGCGGTAAAAGAACAGCAATATAAAATTGATCAGAATATTCCAGATTACCAAGCTTTAACCTATGAGCAGATTCGTGATTTTTCTTCTGTAGGGATGCTCAAATTAGCGAAGGATGATCTTAAAGTAAATTACGATGAACTGAATAGTAAGCAAAATAAAACGAAAATTGATCAGTATCGCCTTAATAATATGAAGGCAACACTTGATCAGATTGATGAAACTCTAGCTTTACCACCAGATAAACGTAATAAAAAGGAAGTCTTTATTAATGGTTTGGCTCTAGGTCGTGTTAGTGGTAACTTAGCTGCTGGTTTTTTGGGATCACTCAAGGGAGTAGCTGATTTTGTTAAGTGGCGTGGTGATGTTGCTGAGTCAGAGTCAGTTGCACAGTTTGGTGAAAGTACAGCGAAGCACTTGAGTCAATGGGCTGAGGCGGTAGCACCTAATAATCCAGAGTTAGCAGATGAATTACTGCAGGGTGCAGGATCTACCATAGCCTTTTATTTACCTGGTGCTGGTGTATCAAGTGCAACGGCTAAACTAGCTACTATCTCACCGAAGATTGCTACACTGTTTGGTATTACTGCCTCGGCTACACTTGAAGCTGCTACTGAAAGTGGTAACACGTATGTAGATTTAATTGATCAAGGTAAAACTCGAGAAGAAGCTGATGTAGCAGCGAGTCGTGTATTTGCAGGAAACATTATTTTTAACGTCATTACTGATAAGGTGGGTTTGTTTAGTGATGCTGAAGGTGTGAAGAAAGTTATAACGACTGCACTAGCTGAAGGTAGTCAAGAAGCCTATCAAGATGGTTTGCAGGCGGTAACTCAAAAGAAAGAAATTAGTGGTGCTGAGATGGGTAAAACCTTCTTTATTGGTGCGGTAGTTGGTGGTGGCATGGGTAGTGTGATTCAGAACGCTAGTATTAGTGAAGATTTAAATGAAGATGATAAAAAGAAACTGTCTGATCTGGCTGATAAAATTCGTCAGGTTGAGGCTGGTACTGATCCTGAAATGCTAGGGTTTAATTTTGTAGATACTACTGCAGGGTATGAAGTAGCATCATCTGGTATTCAACTTGCAGATCAAGGTGTATATGCCGAGTTAAATAATCAACAGCTTGAGTATTTAAAAGATGAAGTAGCTAAGATCGGTTTTACTGCTACTGATAAACCTCACCTATCACCAATTGAAAAACTACGTAACTCAGAAATGAAGCTGGTTACTCTTGATGAACTTAAAGATTTATCACCTAATGTCGCTAAAGCGTTTGAGGGATTACAGGGTACTAAGGCAAGTACTGGTCAATTTGATTACGGCTCAACTCAATTAGATCTACCGGCACAACAAGCAGAAGATATTACTGAGTTTGCTAAAACGATTCCTGAAGCTGATTTATATAAAGATCCGGCTGCTAACTATGATGCTCAAAAAACCGGCAGAGAGTCAGACCCACACATCACGGTACTGTATGGTTTAGATACTACGAATGAGGCTGAGGTTAAAGGATTAGTGCAATCGGCTAAACCTATTGAAGTTGAGCTTGGTGAAGTCAGTCAGTTTGATACGAATGAAGATTATGATGTGTTGAAAGTGGATGTAGTAAGTGATCAGCTTAGTGAACTTAATGCAAAATTAGATAGTGTTTTAGCAACTCCTGGTAAAACTTTTGATGAGTATCAGCCACACGTAACTATTGCGTATGTGAAAAAGGGTACTGGTCAAAAATATGTAGGTGATACACGTTTTAAAGGTCAAAAGATTACGCTTAACAATTTAACCTTCAGCATGAAGGATGGTAAGAGGGTAAACATTCCATTACTCGGTAAAACAGCCGAAAATGAGGCATCTAGTAAGCCAGTCCAGGCTAAAGAACAAGGTAAAAATGTGCGTGAAGTACCTGCCAACCAGGTTGAAACCGGTTTACCTAAAGAGTTTGCTGCTAAGTTAAATCGCAATACTACAAAAATAAAAGAATTAGAAGCTGCAATAAAACGTGGTGACGCTGTACCGGCAATTCCGGTCTATGAAAAAGACGGTAAATTTTTTACTAATAAAGATGGTGATAACCGTTTGATTGCTTTTCAAAATGCTGGCACTAAAACTATTCCGGTAGAGGTTCAAGAAAAGACTACGCTAGCACCTGATCAAAAACAAAAGGTAGAGCGTGCAAAAGTTGAGAAGGCACGAAGCAGGTTAATGCAATTTCCTAGTGTGTTTGCTGGTTTATCTAGTAAGGGCGGTGAGAAGATTCATAACTTTGAATTGCGTAAGCCACCTAAAGCCGGTACTGAAGAATTTAAACTACATAAAAAAGTGGTTGAGTTGATTCGCAAGTATGCTCAGTCAATAGGTGAGGGCTACACACCACGTAATGCACTCGGGGTTTATTTTCCTAAGACGAAGAATATTAGAGTGAACGCTATTAATAATGTGACGGTAGCAGCACATGAGATTGCACACTTTCTTGACTATGCAAATGGGATTACTGATAAGTTGATGAGTGATAAAAATAAAGCTATTCAAAAACAGATCGAGGCTATTTATCTACAGTACTACCCACAAGCTAGAGAAAGTCACCAGAAACGATTACAGGTACTTGAGGGCTTTGCTACGTTACTGCAAAAGTATACTGAGCAACCTACTACTATTACCAATGAGTACCCAGATCTAGTTAAAGAGTTTCTACAAAAAGATGGCAAGTATTATCATCCGGTAATTGGTGAGATTCTAACTGATTTGAATCAGATGATTGGTGAATATCAGGGGCTTGAAGCACTAGATAAAATCGGTGCTAGGGTAACAAGTGAAGCTACTGGTATCAATAAGCCAAGCTTTTTAAACTTTTGGCAGAAGCTACGAACTCAGATTGCTGATGAAGTCTATCCGGTTGAGGTGCTAGCACAAAAGGGTAAGGTTTTAAATACTAAAGAAGATCCTAGTTTATGGGTACGTGCTTACAATGCAGTGAGTGGGATTGTCAATAACAATATCTCAACTGATCGGGGTTACTGGTCATTTAGTGATCTGCAGAATGGGTGGCAGAAAAAGTATGATTACAACTGGAAGTCATTAATTGAAAGCACTCAGCGTAGGGGTGTACTTGATTCGTTTAGTCATTACTTAGTAGCAAGGCGTGAGTGGTATTTGTATCAAGAGCTTGATCAACTACAGGCTACTAGGGATCGCATTGAATTAATTGCTAAAGCGTTTGAAGCAGTAGAACCAGGTAAAGAAGCCGATTTTGATCGTGACTTACGAGCTAGCCTATCTGAAGATTATGGTGTTGATATTAGTGAAATGGAACTTGATAAAGCTAAGAAAGCAATCAAACAATTATTTGAGCAGACCGATAAAGCGTACCAAGAGCAAAAAGAAATTCTTGATAATGATGCGTTTAGCCGTGAAGTTGTTGAAGCTGCTTACAATGAAAATAAAGAACTCTTTAAAGATGAAGAAACAATGTTTGATGCACTCACTCGAGAAGATCTAAACTTGTTACATAACCAAGATGTACAACTGATCAATGATAAAACCTACAATAAGCTCAAGAGCCAAGAGGGGTATGCTTCATTTAAGCGACAATTTTATGATGAAATAGTGGGTGATTTAGATGCACCAGGTGCTATCAAAGTTGGTAGTACTAAAGTTTCTTCACTGATTGGGCGTAGAGGTTCAGAGCGTACTATCATTAATCCACTCTATTCAGCACTGGCTAACCATAGCGAGATTGTGCGTAAGTCCATGAAACAGGTGGTATATAACCAGATTGGCAAGTTAGGTACTTCTGCACTCATGCCTGGCTTAATGCAGGTTGTACCGCTTCAGACAACGGTAGATAAAAATAGTGGTGCAATTAGTTACCCTCAAGAAAAAGATAGTAACGTGATTATGTCACGTCAGGGTTATAAGCGTGTGCCGGTATTAATGGATGCTGAAATAAAAACCATTATTGATATGGTTATGGATCATAAAAATATTGACACGTTTACTCAGCTTTACACTGGTTTATCAAGAATGTTTACTGCCGGTACTACTGGTTTGTATCCTCAGTTTGCTTTAACTAACTTTGTAGTAGACCAGATCACCGCTACTGCCAATTCATATAATGGCTTCAAGGGTTTGTACTCACCAATGAAAGATATGCTAACGGTACTGCGTAAAAAAGGTAGTGTTGAGGCTAAGTACTATGAAGAATATCTGGTAATGGGTGGTGAACGTCAGACGTTTACCGGATGGCAGAGGTTAGAGCCTAAAGATTTATTCAAGAGAATTAGTCAAGAAAAAACGAAAATGGAAAAAGCGATTGCTGCTATGGATAAAGGCATTGATATTTTGTCTATCCCTTCTGCTAAGTCTGAGATCTTTAGTCGTGCTACTGAATATATTAATGCTCGAAAGGCTGGTAAATCTCAGATCGTTTCACTTGAAGAAGCTGGACGTGTCACTGCACCGTTTCATCATATTGGTGCATGGGGTGCTAAAGAAGGCAAGCGTAGTTTTGGTCAAACATTTATTAGAGGTTTGCCGTTTTTCAATGCAAGTATCCAAGTACTTGATCAAACAGCTCGAGTTGCTGGTACACCATCTGGTAGAAAACGCATGACGTTTGTAACTATTGCAATCACTGCAGCTTATCTATCTGCAATCATGGCGATGATGGATGCCTCAGATGATCAAAAAGAACAGTATAAAGATCTGGAAGCTGAAGATTTAGCAGGCTTTATTTACTTTCCTAATCCAAGTGGCGAAGGGTTACTAAGAGTAAAAATGTCTACTACCTTTTCTATCCCTGGCACGCTTATTAATATGGCTATTTCTAATAAGATGTTTAGTGCAAAGTATGGCACTCGAGATGTTATGGAAGCTGCTACCTCATTCTTACCTGATCAGTTTAACCCTACTGATCCTACTAAGATGATCTTGGGTTGGATTCCTCAAGTCTTTAAACCGGTCACGCACGTAATTTTTAATGTAAAAGAATATCCAACTGTTACTAATTTAGTGAGTATGGGGTTACAGCGTAAACCGGCTGCACTTCAATATAACGAGGGTACGTCAGTATTTGCTAAGAAGCTTGGTGAATTATTAAATATCTCACCTATTAAAGTTGATTATCTACTTACTGGTTATTTAGGTCGTGCATCTGGGTTACTTACTGGTAAGCCTGGTGTCTACAATCCGGCAGGTGCGGTGATGCGTGACTATTACTTTACTTCAGGTCGTAGAGTGCGTGAGTTTTATGATACGAAAGAAAAAAACGATGGTGAGTATACCGCCTATCAAAACCTAGAAAAAGGGTATGAGGATATTCCTAAAGATCGAGCTGATGAAATTTACCGAGTGCATATTATTACTGAATCTATTGATGAATTACTTGGTGAGTACCGTGATATAGATCCTGAAGTTGAACCTGAAAAATCTGCAGAACTCAGAGCTAAAATCCTGGTTCATATCGAGAGTTTAGAAAATGGTACTAAGCCTAAAAACTTTGGTAAGTGGTCACTTGATGCAAAGAAGCGGAGGCAGAAGAATAAGGCTGACAAGAAGTAGTGTTTAGCTTTATACTTAAAGTAATTATGCCTGCCAAATATAATAGTGAATTAGTCGAAGAAAAATTTAAAACAATTCATAAGAGAATTGATAGTGCTGATAAAGCAGTTGTTGATCTTGAGGATTTACTAAAAAAAGAGTATACGCCACTGAGTACCACTAATGGTATTGATACTCGAATAAAGAAGTTTGAGGGATTTTGGGATTGGGGTATTAAAATAGTGCTAGGTGCTATGATTGTAGGTATATTAGCAATCATCGGATTAAAATAATATGCGGAAAAATACCATATTAGAAACTCTGACGGCAGTAACTTTTCTTATTTTTGTAGTTGTTATTTTGTACTACTCTTTTTATCCATTTAAAGTGACTACGCTTAATTCTATTGGTATTGATGCTGCTGAGTATTGTAGGGGTGATTGGGTTAAGGTTGAACTTGATTTTGTTAAGCACATGGATATTCAGGCGAAAATAACCTGGTACATAGTTGATGGTATTGTCTATGAGCTTGAGTCACCAGGAATTAATCGAGAGATTGGTGATAATCACCTAGTTGTTTCTAAACAAATACCTTACTCAATATTGCCTGGTAAATATAATATGCGGATCGAAGCAGTGTATCAGGTACATCCACTACACAAGCCAATAGTGAATACCTGGAATACACCGAAGTTTGATGTACTTGATGCAAGCGAGTGTCCGAGTGATCCTGAGGAAAATCTATCATTCCCTGATCCAATAAATAGACCGGTAATTGAACAGCCGAAGGTACAGCCTCAGGGTAGCTCGATGATTAATAATTCTACTCAACCAGAAGTGATTCAATCAACCACTATTATTACTGAGCAACAAGATGAACCTCAAGTAACTGAGCCAGAATCTTCACCAACTCCAATAAGAAGTTTGATTAATGGTATTATTAAACCAGTACAGGGATTATTGGAGTAACGCCTATGCCTTCAGATATAGTTAGACCAATTGAACCGTTTTTTTTAACTCAAGGTTTTGGTGCGAATCCTGCAACCTATGCGAAGTTTGGTTTAGCTGGTCACAATGGATGGGATTTAAGAACTAAGTGGACTGAGGAATATAAAGATGAAGCACGCAAGATTATTATTCAAGCTACTCCTACTGGTAAGCGTCCTATTCTGGCTTCTTGTTACATTCAGCACTACCGTACAGCCGTAGATCCTGGTGGCTATGGTAACTTCTTTGAAGGTGTTACGCAGCTTTACAGTACTTGGAAGCTTACGTTTGCTCACTGTAGTGAGATTTATAAATGGTCAAATAAGAATCAGGGTCAAACACTAGCTATTAGTGGATCAACCGGTAATAGCACCGGTGATCATTTGCATTTAACCGTAAAAAGGATCAAGATAGTAGATGGTGTGCATCAAACACTTGGAAATAGTAACGGCTATTTTGGTGCAGTAGAGCCTCAACTGTTCTTTGATGAGTTGAGGAAATGGCTTAAAGAAAAAGGTGAAGTACCAACAATAATAGTAAAGGAAGATCCTATGCCAACAATTGCAGTAGAAATCGAAGTTTGGGATAAGGTACGCAACAACTCAGAGAGTTACGATAGCGTTACTGATTACTTTAAGTTAGCTCGAAATGTAGCTAGTGGTCAGGTGATTGGTAAAATTAATGAATTGAAGAACCGAGGCGATGATAAAGATGCTGCAGTTAATGCGGTTCGAGAAGAAGAACGCAAGAAAACTGAAACTGAAGTGCTGAAAGCAACTGCATTACTCAGAGAACAGATGCTTACTGATTTAAAAACGATTACTGGTTTGCAAGTTTCTACTTTTGACGAGGCTTTGGTAGTTATAAAAACACTGATTAATCAGTCAAATACTGGATCAGGTCAAAATGGCACTACCCTAGAGGGTTTGCTAGCTACACAAGGGTACAAAGTTGATAGTTATACTATCAAAAAGAGTTAGGTATTATAAGGAATAAGGGGGTACGTATGATTGGTACAATGGCACTTATTGCGTTTTTCTTACCGGCTTTAATCGGTATGATCAATCGAAAAGTTAATAATTCTGATACTCGGTTTTGGGTATCATTTCTTGCGTGTGCTTTGGTTGGGGTAGGATTTAACGCATTGGTGAATGGTGCTGAGTACGGTAGTATGTTGCCGGTTCAAATTGCTGATAGTGTTGCTGAGAGCATCCTAGTAATGATTGGGCTTGTAAAGCTTTCATTTGAAGCAATCTGGGATAATAAAGCGGTTGGTAAGGCTTTACCTGATGATGTAATCAAAGGCGATAAATCACCACTACAGGCGTTAGGATTGAAGAATTTAAGTGTACTTTAATTGCCATGAACCCTATTGAAATATTTTCTAGTGGTATAAGAAAAAACGTACTAGATCAAAATAGGTTTAGAACTAATTGGGATGAACACGATAGCCAAGAAAACCTTGAAGCTTTATATTGGGAAGAACACGCTGAGTACGAAGAAGCTAAAGAGCTTTGCATATTAGGTGCTGATCCTGAGAAGTTTGCAAGTGAAGCTGGTGATAAGGGGTATCTCTACATTAAATTATTTGAAGTAAGTGGTGGTAGAGTGCCACGCAAAATTCAATATGACATACTCACTACACACCATGAGTGTCAACAAGTAGGCATAGATTTTATTCAAGCCGTTTTTTATAAAGTATGTAGGAATGACGTAAAGTATCCTCTGATGTTTAGCCGGAATGGGTACGGCTATGAGGGATCAAAGAAACTATCTAAAGATCAATATACTCACTTAGGTGGTGATCCTACTTTCTTGTATGCGTACATGATGATTGCTGATGAATTACACATTAGTGATCAATGATGCTATATTAAAGATATGAATATTTATCTTATTGCCCTGGTGATCTTGGGTGCGATTCATCTTTACAGATCAAAAGGCTCTATTACTGAGCTTTTTGCTTTGATTGTGATTCTTGCCTTAGCAGCACTTGGAGTTATCTAGTAATTTACATTTAGCAGTATTTTATTTAGTATGATACCTGCCCCTCTATGCTGGTTGGTTTTCCAATTAGCACCGTTACTAGAGGGGCTTTAAATTGGTATAACTTTTCACTTAATTATTTTAATGTCATACTGGTTATATGCGACCAGTAGAGTATGAATTTAGTAAAGAAACGAAACTAGAAGCTCTTAATCGTGCTGGTTGGTGTTGTGAGCGATGTGGTATTTATAAAGAGGAAACTTTTGAAGGGTACTTAGAAATTCATCATGTGGTTGGAATCTCACTTGCTATTCACTATTATCCAGAACTTGCGCCGGTTCTTATTTCTTCACTTGCTAATGCTCGAGTGTTATGCGAAAAATGTCACACAATTGAAGATGTAGAGGATAGAAAAAAGCATAAAGAAAATGTAACAAAGTTAAAAGCAATGATGGCTGCAGTGTAAATTGGTATTTGACAGGTTCAGTATAGAGTATGGTATTGTTATCTCAGTCGTCCGAAAGGCGTAGACTACGACTCTAAATAATAGTAATCGGGAAACCGATACCCTCTGGCAAGTGGGGTCTATAAAGCGAAGTGATAGAATACGACAGTAACACCTTTTTTGGTGGCTTGGTAAGGTCATACTTGCCAAAGTTGTCGTGTACTTCTCACACCGCAACCTTGCCAACCAACCAAAGAGGGTGTTTTTTTATGGAATATGCTACTTATTTAAAAAGCAATCATTGGAAAAAAACTAGAGAAAATAGACTACTATCTTGTGATCATTGTCAAATATGTGGTTCAAAAGAAAAATTACACGTTCATCATGGAAGGTATGGAATTTATGGCAGAACTGCAGAACATACCGATAGAGAAGAAGGAAGTGTTTTAAATGAAGAAAGAATAGTAGATTTATTTGTTTTCTGTTCTTCTTGTCATAAATTGTGGCATATTGTTTATGGGTATGATTTTCCACGTCACAAAATACTTTCTAAAATAAGACGATTGGTAAAACTAGGTGTCGTACCATCAATGGCAATAAAAATGTCAAAAACAAATGCCTATGGGGCAATATTAAATAAAGCAAGATCGTACTCAAAAAAAATCACTCGGAAAAGCGAAAGCTAATCGGAGTGATTTTTTTGTTAATTGAGTGAGGGTGGTGCAGCCTGCAACTACGCCATTCCCACTCAGTTAATAAACTGATGGTACTTCATGCAACTTACAGCAGCCACTACCAGACGGTAACTCAAACGTCATTAAATAAAAGAAGTGGCATAGTAAGCAGGCTCATGTACTCGACAACTGCTAGGTTAAAGTACACGCTTGAAAATGTGCAAGGGTAGCGGTTACGTACTATGCCGTCCTTCCTTCTGGCTAATTATAGTCCAGTTTGGGATAGATAGTTAGCTTAGAGTTGCAGAGAGAAAACTGATCAACGGCTCGATTTTAAATAAGATACCCACTCTTATTTATCAGGTCTATGATCTGTCCAATTGCTAATGTAAACAAAATAAAAATGATTGTAATATTAATGTAAACTTAGTTATTCACATTGGGTAAAACTTAGTGGATGAATAGAGTAACGGCTATGATAAAAACGCTTTTCAAGATCTTCAAGGCAATAGTTAAAGCATTTCAATTTGAGTGCCGTTATTGTGGTGGTGCAGAGTACTACTTCACTGGTTATTATGATGAGGTTCGCCGGTGTAGGAAGTGCGGAAAGAAGGGATGAAAACGATTTACGATCCTATTTTTAAAACGTGGGTATCAGCTTTTGTTGATCAGGATGAAGCTAGAGCTAAAAAGAAAATAGAAAAACTACTTGATGAATCTCTTGAAGATATGGGATTTAACAGTCAAGCTAAAACAGTTGAGTACAGAAGCAGTGAAGGTGGTCAGAGAATTGTGATGTGGTTTAGAAAAAACGACTTGTCGCTGCTAGCACATGAGTTGATCCACGTTATTGAATATAGTTTTGAGCTAAGAAGAATCCCACTAGGCGGTAACGCCGAGGTGTTGGCGTATTACATGGAGTATTTATTTAGAGAGTTTGAGCCGTTATTTAAAGGCAAGAAGGGCTAGGATGTCTGAACACATGAGTGCAGCAGAATATAGAAGGCAAGTTATTGAACCGGCAATAAATGCTGATGGTGCTATGAGTGATGAAGAATTTAAGCAAGCCTTGAAGGGCAATACTAATATAGCTAAAAAGAGAATATCAGGTGTGCGTTTTGTTGAAACTAAAAACGAACCTAAGAAACCACGTAACCATGAAGAAGATGATATTACTATTCAGGTAACTGAGTATTTAGAAGTGTTGTTATTACAGAAAAAAATAACGGCATTTTCACACGTGCCTCAGGAAACTTTTACTAAGTCATGGGTAACTAAGAAGAAGAATAAAGCTATGGGTGTTCGTGCCGGTGTGCCGGATATGCTGATTGTTTATCCAGATGCAGTATTGTTTTTAGAGTTGAAACGTCTCAAGAATGGTGTGGTTAGCGAAGCTCAGAAGTCATGGTTACAGGCACTACAGGGTGTGAGGGATAAAACAGCTAGTGAAATTTATGCTGAGGTTGCGTGTGGTTTTGACCAAGCAAAGGCATTGATTGATTATCACCTTGAGTAAATTGGTCTATTGACATTCTGTTAATTAGTGCTTATAGTTAATAGTTGTAAGGAACAATTAAACCTTACAGTGTATAAAATAAAATCCAGTAACGGGGAGATTATGAAACAAAAACTATTTAAGCAATCAAAGGATGAATCACTTGGTGGTGATACCTCTTTGAATTTTTCTACAACTAAACCAAGATTCAGCATTAACATTGATGCTAAGAAGATTGGTAAAAAATTCTCATTATTCTTTTTAGCCTTGATTGTGATCACTGGCTTGAGTATCGGCTTTTTAATGGCACTCAACAGTTTCTTCAATACTCATTACTTTGAGTTTAGATCACCGGTTATTTTTCAAGCACCGGTATTATTACATGATCGTGAGTTGATTACACCATTACCTGAAGCTTTGTCTTTAAAGGTAGAGGCAGTTGAGCCTATGCTTACACCAGAGCCAGAGATAATTTTAAGTGCTAAGGCTGAAGGTTGTATTAAGAATTATCCTGAAGTAGCTGAAAATCTTGTTGATGCTTTTCCTGATGAACCGGCTGCAATTATTGAGTTAATCTGTAGAGAGTCTAGTTTGAATCCTAAGGCAGTAAATAAATCTAGTGGTGCTGCAGGTTTATTTCAGGCATATCCGGCTTCAAAGTTGAAATGTGAACTATCAGATGTTGATTGTCAAATTTCATGGGGTAAGAATTATATTAAGCAGAGATACGGTACTGTAGAAGCAGCACTGCTATTTCATGATAAAAATAATTGGTATTAAACTAGTACTTGCATTTAGTTGCTTGTCCTTATAAACTATAACTACTAATTAATAAGGAAAGGGTTAAAAATCTATGACTATAGAATTTTACACAATCAGGAACTACGGTAGAGATGATCGCTACGTAGCTGATAAAGAAGTAGCAAAAGCATTTATGCTGATCACTGGTAAAAAAACATTAAGCGAGGAAGTAATAAAGGGCTTTCAGATGCTTGGTGCAGAGTTTAAAGAGGTATTACCACCTCAACAATAATATAAAAATAGTTGCTTGAAAGGCAAAAAAACGTATGACAAAATCAAAAGACTTAGTAACGGTGTCTGGCGGTTTAAGTGTACCTGCAGACTTGGTAGAGTTTTATAAAGAAAACGCCGGTATCGGCAGTGAGAATCTATCAGGGGCTATGCCTCAACTCAAGATCAATGAGTCAAACTCACATAATGAGATGGCTAACGGTCAAGAAGCACCGGCTGGCACATTCTTTTATTCACCAACTAAAGAGAAATTTGAAACGATCAAGGCTAGTATCATGGTCATTTCAAGAGGATTTTACGGAATCCAGAAAAATGAAGATGGTAGCTTGCCTAAGCGTGAAGATGGGTCTATTAAAACAGACTTCACTCAATTGGTTGGTGGGATGATCTTAGAAAACTCACAACCCTTTGTGATGTTTGCTAGTGGCACACGTCTGCAGAATATGTGGAACTTTGGTAAAGAGGTTAAGCCTTTCACCAGACAAGTACCTATGTTTTCTTTTGAAGTAGAGCTTGGGCTTGAGAAAGTGAAGCAAGGTAGTAGGGTGTGGCACGTAGTAACGTACAAAGTCATGCGTGATGTTGCTGGTCAAATTAAATTGATCGGTGATCGTGAACTACTTGGTATGCTCAAGCTAGGCATAGATTCAATGAAAGATATGTTTGAGGGCTTTATTGAGCAAAACGAGGTTGATCGGTACACTGGTCAGCCTTTAAAAGAAAAGGCAGTCAGTGATACTTTTAATGCAATTGCCGGTGAGCCGGTAGCTGAAGATCACACTGAGCCAGAGTCACAACCAGAAGAAAAAATGCAAGAACCACCTGCAGACTATAGTAACGATGGTCAGTCAGATAAGGTTGCCGATGATGTGCCTTTTTAATAAGGTGGCAAGCGTTGGCTTGCCGGTGAGTATGGGGTTATGTCCGTACTTACCGATAAGCTAACGAAAATAACGGCGTTAGTTTAAAGAAAGGTTTTATGGAAGAACAAGTAACACTAAAACAATTTGCTGCAGATGTTGCGGTAGCTTTAGTAGTCAGCTTTATATTTGGTGTAAATTTTGTTTACTTAATTCCTAGTGTTGCTGCTAGGGTTGGGTACGATGAATCTAAGATGAGAGATGCACATAGAGCTGAAGCGTATCATCAATATTTAATACGAAAGGGCGTGATCAATGACTAATCAAGAAAGAATAAAATCAATTGCTGATAAATTAGTAGACTTTAAAAACGGTGATATGAATCCGATGATTGTAGCTAATTTTATTGTAGATTCAATTCAAGATCATGCTGATGATCAGGCATTTAAAGCCGTAGGCGAGTGCAAACACTGTTACGGTAAAGGGTACGCAAGTGTGCTAGAACCTGCTCATGTAGCCAGTCCAGACTTTGAAGGCGATAAACCATACACTGTTAAGCCTAGCCGGTTAGAGTACCGTTTTTGCAAGTGTGAGCGAGGTCAGGCACTAAAGCATTTAATACTAACTAATGCACACTGGGTGCTTGATTGATATGAAAGCACTTTTTATTACGCCTCATTTTAGATTTTATAAAGCAATCCCAAGTAAGGTTCAGCTATATCAGATGGCTTTTCCTGAGAGCCTAACTGCAGTTAATCGTGATGATAGTAGAGCAGTAGTACCGAGTTCTAACCTGCATATTATGCAATTTATGTTACAAGATAATTTGATGCCGAATCCTTTTAAAGAAAAATCAAAAGTACCAATATATAAATATATCGGGATAAAGGAAGGGTAGCGTGAGAGAACTTAAATTTAGAACGCCAGTAGTTTGTCAAAATGGTCATAAGGCACTCTGGTATTTTGAATTAAGTCAAAACGCTACTGGTATTGCAGAAGTAAAGCATAGTGGTGTACCCACAGATCAAGAGTGTAAATGTCCTAAGCATGAGTTTAACGAGGGGTGGCGTAGAGCTGGTGAAGATCAGCAGTACACCGGCATTAAGACGTACATGACTGAGCATCTTATTTATGAAGGTGACGTGTTACAAAATGGTTCGTACAGATGGGTAGTTAAAAGATATGCGAGTGGTGCGTATAACATCAAGGTAGATGAGCAAGGGAATATTTTAAAAACGACTACTAAAATAATAGGTAGCGTATACCTCAATCCTTATCTGGGAGTGGGGGGAAAGTAATAATGCGTAAAACAATTCGTAACGGTATTGATCGCAGAGCAGTATATAAGTTTCAATGCACCGGCTCATGTGGAAGGGTGAAGGCAAGTTATGTGTATGAGCGTGCTAAAAAGGGAATCTGTTTAACCTGTAGTAAGCACTCAGTAGATCCGAATCAAAGTAGTTTGTTTTCACCAATTGAAGTTAAAGATTATAACGGTGTTATAGAAATGCCACTATGAATCACCAGATTATGTACGCTGTAGTTTCTAAGAAAGCATCGAATAAAATTAATTCGATGCACTTATCGAGATGGCACGCAGAGGATCGGTGCAGTAAGTTGAGCAATGTAGTTAGGGTAGCAGTGATGTTTAATAACGAAACCAAAATAGTAACGGTACGTAGCCATGAGTACCAGAAAGTTGAGGCAACATGACTAAAGATCAATTCTTAAAACGTATGGCTAATGCTTGGGATATGGGCTTGTGTGATCCTAAAGTACTTGGTTTAGCTGAGTTATGGTGTGATGCGATAATGCGTTTAGAGGGTGGTCAGATGAATTACTGGAATCAGTTTTTTAATGCTGAGTGTGAACGCTTAGACTTTTTTGCATCAAATAAAGTATTGGCTAATGATCGTGATGGTTACAAGATTATTCAGTTAATGGCGATACTTACGCATCACTGTCAAAAGTGTGCTGTAGATCCTGAAGCATGGCATACTAGATCAGGGTTTTGTAATCATAAAGATGAAAAAAATAAACATTAAAACGCCAGATATGACTTTGTGTGCGGGTTGTGGTGAGCCTATCCATATTGATGATCTGGGTGGTGTGATGGGTGTTAGTAATAAAAAGCTTTGGTTTCATAATAATATGGTTTGTATAATTCAAGTACAAGAGATGGTTAAAGAGATTGAAGATAATCTGATGAAGCCAGAGGTAATAAGTATTGAAGTTACCTCTTTACAAGTAGATAAATAATGCTTATGCTTAGTAAGCACAATTAGAGTACCAAGTAACGGTGGTCAAATATGCGTAAAAAATCTTCTAAACAAAAAATCAATCTCGGTCAATTTAACGGCACAGTATACGCTAAGTATGTTGATTTAAATAAAGCGGTACTTTGGAAAGACCGTCAGCTATCAATTCCTAAACACGTATTCATAGGCATGACTGCAAACTCAACTACTGAGATGCGGTTTATTGATCGTGGTAAGGGTGAGATGTGGGTGTTTAATGTTGAGAAGGTAAGGCAGGCTGGTGAGTGGAAGCAGGTAGGTCAAGAAGAACAGTTTTATTTTCCTATTGAGTTAGCTAAGAAGGTAGAGATTGAGAAAGTTGAGGTGAAAAGTGAATAAACTTTACAGATACGAAATTGAATATAAGAGTGAAGATGGTGATACTCAAGTGTTATTAAGAGAACTTGATGTAGTTAGAGAAACTAAGCATACTTATTTTATAAGCTACCCATATCCTTATTCTGTAGTTTTTAAAGGTAAGCTCAAGCGAGTAAGTAAAAACGCCTACAACACGTTTGCGTATGACACTAAAGAAAAAGCTAAAGAGCATTTTAACCGCAGAACATTTAGACGTATTCAGTGGTTTGAGTATTGGAAAGAGGAGTGTGAAAAAGCTTTAGAAATTATTAAAGGTCAAGATGAATAATATACAAGATCACAACTTAACTTTTAAATCTAATCTAGTTGACTTAAAATTTGTTGAAACTGTTGTATCTTTTAAAAAGTTTTATGCAGTAGCACCTCAAGTTAATATCTGGATTGAAGCTATTAGTCCTGATATTAGTAATGATGAGTTTCCTTATTTTAATATACCAAGTCATTTAATAAAAAACGATTGTTTTAGTATTTTTCATACTGAGTTTGATTGGGCTAAGTTTAAGATTTACTACCGAGTGTATGAGGTGAAGCTAGAAGAACTTGAGAGGGGATCGCTATGATTGGCTATTCTAAACTTTCTCAAGTTGGCACTAAGAAGAAATCTCAAACTGAGAAAAATAAGGATGCTAATCAAGAGCTAGATAAAATCTATGCTGAAAAGAAGATTGATTATTGTGAGCTGAAGCTATCACCTCAGTGCTTGGGTAAAGAAAAATACTCTAACGGTGAGCTGCTTAAACTCACCTATGCACATCGGCACAAGCGTAGCTGGTATAAAGATAAGCCTAGCTTACTTCATGCCTTCACTGAAACGCTGAGAGCTTGCCTAGCGTGTCACATGATGATTGAACCAGATCGAGTATTAACGAATAAAATGTTTATTAAACTCAGAAGGGGTAAAGATGCAAGTTAGTGTACCGGTTGGAATAATTATTATTGCTTTTATTTGGTCACTGCCGGTAGGTATAGTGTATCTGGTTCATAGGTTTATGAAGTGGCAGGATTCAAGAAAGAAACTTGCTGTAGTTGCAGGTATGGGTGAGTTAGAAAAAATAATTGGTAATTCAAAAACTATTGAGGAAGTATCAAGAGATGGAAGTAGAAAATTAACACTAGGTTATTCAAAGGAAGGATTTTAATATGTGGTTATATTTAATCGGTGCAATTTTAGCAGTATGGGCGGTGTGGAGTATTCAGCGTACTTCGAGGCTTTATAAAAAGTATGACGAAAAATTAGCTGAGTTGAATCATAAAACTCAGAATGGTTACTATCCTCAAGTAGAGATTGATCAGATTATTAATGATTTTATTGAAAACTTTAAAGAAGAAAATATTGATGCAATTATGTATACCCAGATGTCAGAGGGTATTAAAACCGGCGCAGTTGATGTAGTGGGTGCTGAAGGTATCGTCATGGTGAGCGAGCCTGAGTATGAGCGACTAGTGCAGTGTGATGAGCTGGTTAAAAGCATGAACGCCGTACAAAAAAAGAAAAGTGTGGTGAATTAATATGTTACAGATAATTTGCGCTGCAGTTAAAACGACTAAAGGATTGGTGATCAGAGGGCATAGGCACGCTGATTGTATTCTTTTAATCAAGAGAATGGGCTTAAAACCGTCACACTCACCGCAGGCTCAGGGTTTTATTACGTCACAGAATAAGTTTGTTACTAGAGAGCGAGGTAGGATCATACAAAATAGAGCTGGTATACCGAGTGCGAGTCCTGAGGGGTATATGGGTACTACGTTATTTAGTGAGGATTTATATTAATATGTATCAAGTTAAACCTCAAGACTTTACTAAAATAGAATCACTGCAGACGCTTGGTTTTTATTTTAGTGCAGTGTTACCAGATGGCAAGGAAGTGTGCTTAGAAGTTTGTTTAAATGGTTTTGATGTAGCTATTTACGATAAAGTAAATGGTGATCTGATCGGTGAGAAAACCTGCACCAACTTGAGTAGCTTTATTGGAGATGTGGCATTTATTATTGGATTGAAGATAGCGAATGAAAAGTTAGAAAGTATGTATGGTGAAAATAAGATCTGGTTAATTACTGATACGCACTTTGGTCATGTAGCTATTAAGAAGTGGTGCAACCGTCCTGATAATTGTGATGCTTTAATGATTGATAACTTGAGTAAAATGATTAATCCAGGTGATGTACTGATTCACTTAGGTGATTTTTGTATAGGTCAAGATGAGGTATGGCATGAGAGATTTATGCAAATTGAAGGTAAGAAGTGGTTGGTCAAGGGTAATCATGATCATAAATCAAATAACTGGTATCTTGAGCATGGGTGGGATTTTGTAGGTGAGGTGATAAAAGATCGTTATTTTGGTCATAATGTTTGTTTTAGTCACATACCTCAGTATTGGGATGGCTGGTATGACATTAATGTGCATGGTCATTTTCATACGACAGATCATCGCCGGTTAGATCCAGAGATGCAGATTAGGAAAAACAGCTACCAGAAATTACTAGCAGTTGAGGCAGTTGGTTATCAGCCAATAACATTAGAAAGTTTTATAGTATGAGATGCAAGCCAATAAATAAACAACTAATGGAAAAGTTTATTGTTCAAGAGTGTGATGAAAAGGGCTTAAATATTTATGAGTGTAATGGATGCAAGGTTTTAAACTCAAAAAATAAGAAACCTCAAGTGTGTGGCTTGTGCTTATCAACAGATATTAAGGTTGTAAAGGAAAGCAGGAAATGAAGGTACTTTACTTTGATGTAGAAACTACTGGCTTGAATCCTAATGTTGATTTTGTGATGCAGTTATCAGGATTGATTGAGGTAGATGGTGAGATTGTAGATGAGTTTAATTATTTTATGCAGCCACCTAAGGGTACGGCGGTAAGTACTGAAGCATTAAAAGTTACTGGTAAAACAATTGAAGATCTAAGATCCTACCCATCGGCACAAGAAGGTTTTGATAAATTTACTGAGTTACTTAATAAATATGTAAAGTATGGTAGTTGGTCAGATAAGTTTTATCCTGCTGCTTATAATGGTAACTTTGATTTACAGTTTATAGATCAAATGTTTAAGCGACAATTTGCTATTGATAAGTGGGGGTACTATCAAAACTGGCAGCTCATTGATCCACTACCGGTATTCAGAGCGTTAAGTTACGCCGGTGTAATCAAAACCTACGGTCATAAGCTCAGTACGATGTGTGATCATTTTGGTATCTCACTCGAGGCACACGATGCTTTATCAGATGTTCGGGCAACTAGGGATCTGGTACAAGTACTCAAAAACGGCTTGAAATTAGATTTATGGGGTAACAGTCAATGAAAGAAACAGTTTACTGGTTCATTTACCGGATGTTGGATAAAGTGAGTAGTAAACTGAGTATGTGGTTTATAAATAATTTTGATTGAAAGGAATTATGAAAAAAAGTAAATTGACACCAGAACAGCAAAAAAGACATAAAGCTATTATTGGTGATTTTAATAAAGAGCTTGAAGCACAAGAAGGTAATCAGGCAATTGATTTAAAAACGGTTAAAGATATGCCTGAGATGGTGTGGGCGTGTACACCTGAAATTAAGCTGAAGGCTAGTAAATCTCAGTATGACTTAGAACTTTCACCAGAGCAGACTAGGGGCGGTGTGATCCGCATAGTGCGTACTGGTAGTAACAGGATTAAGATTTGTTCAATGGTTGAAACGAAGTACCTAGATGATGGTGTTGGTGAGGCTAAGGCAGAGAAGAAAGCTAAAGATCAGGCAGAGTTAGAAAAAACGGTGAAAGAAACTAAAAAAGTAAGTAAATAATATGTATGTACCTAAAATACCTCACTTGAGTGATCCGTATGATCGTGAGTGGATGATTTTAGTGGGTATCTTCTTTATTGTTATAACGCTAATTGGCTTGTTAAATATAGTTATTGGTATTTTCGTTTCTTGATTCTGCTATACTGATATGGTATGCCAACTAAAAAAGGAACGAGCCAGGCTCAAACTCCTAAGAAGGCAAAACGCATAATCAAGATTAAGCGCAAAACTTCTGTAGAATCTAAGCCTGTTACTCCTAAAAAACATATTGATGAAGTGCCTACTGATCGTGAGCGAATGGGTAGGTTTTTTACGTTTGTTGGTCTTGATGGTAAGGGTTATTCACTTACTCAGCAACAAAAAAAGTTTGTTGAATATTACCTAGATTTTAAAGCTAATGGGGTTGATGCGGTTATTGAGGCTGGTTACGATGTGTATTTTAAAGATAAGAAAACCGGCGAATCTACCGGTGCTATCAATTATAAAATGGCTGCGGTTATAGCTTCTCAAAACTTAATAAAGCTTAATATTTGTGCTTACATCACTTTAAAATTAGAAGAATACGGCTATACAGATGATAATGCAGGGAAGCAGCATTTATTTTTGATGAATCAGTTTGCTGATTTTAGTGCTAAGGCTAAGGCTTTAGATATGTTTTTCAAGGTGAGAGGTGCATACGCACCAGAGAAACATCAACATTCAATGGATGCTGAAATTACTGAGGCTTTAAATAAGGTTGCAACTTTAGTAGGAAAGTAACGCTATGGCTAAGATCAGATCAGCCACACTTAAGACACTTGAGTTTTATAACTTTAAGGATGATAACGGTGATTCTATTCACTGGTATCCTGGTCAGCTAGAGATTATTGATTGCATTATTCACCGAGAATCTATTGATGGTAAGAAACGTGTTGAAATTATTGCACTTACTCAGTATGGTAAATCACTGGCGGTAGCTGCTGGTATTTTGTGCAGGGTAGTACCTAGATCTGAGAAGTGGGCTATTGTTGCCGGTACGACTGATAAAGCTCAGATCATCATGGATTATGTGATCATGTTGGCTACTAACAGTGCTTTGATTCGCACTCAGCTCAGGGTATCAGAGCCACTAGATCGGCTCAGAATGAGCAAGAGCAAGACTAGAATCATGTTTGCTAAAAAGGGTGAAGTGCGTGTGTACAGTGCCGATGCAAGTAGGGTTAATAAAACGAGTCGTGCCTTGATGGGTTTTGGTTCACCTAATGTTGTTGAAGATGAATCTGCTTTGATTAATGATAAGTTGCAGTCTACCGTTACACGTATGTTAGGTGCGAATCCACACGATAACTTCATGGTGAAGATTGGTAATCCGTTTGAGCGTAATCATTTTTTACGCACTTGGAGAAGTCCTAGGTATGCAAGAATTTTTATTGATTATTTGCGTGCGATTCGTGAGGGTCGTATGACTGAAGAATTTATTGAAGAACAGCGTGAAGAAGATCCGCTAATGTTTGATATTAACTATGCTTGTAAATTCCCACCGGCAAGTGCAATTGATAATTCTGGGTGGATGTATTTATTCAGTGATGAGGCAATTAAAAAAGCGATTGATCGTGATCTGATTCCTAAAGGTACACGCCGGTTAGGTATTGATGTGGCTCGAGGTGGTCGAGATAGTAATGTAATTGTGCTTCGCATGGATAATTACGCTAAGGTGATCAAGAAGTTTCAACTGCAAACTAGAAATAAAGGTGGTAAAGATACCTTGATTATGGTGGCTGATGAGATTGTAAATGCCATGAGAGATTACCATGTGCTACCAGAGAATGTGTTTATTGATGATGGTGGTGTGGGTGGTGGTGTGACTGATTATCTTGATGCAGTACTTGGTATTGAAATTAATCCGGTGAATTTTGGTGAGAAAGCATCTGAACATAATAAAACTGCTAAGTGTCCAAATGGTAATCAAGATCGCTTTGTGAATCAGAAGGCTGAAATTTATGCGAGTGATATTGGTGTATATAATTGGCTTAAACATGGTGCTAAATTAGATACTAATGCAGGTTGGTATGAGGCTACCAATATCCGGTATCGAAAAGATTTTAAAGGTAGAATCTTGATAGAGCCGAAAGATGATATGCGAAAACGAGGTATTAATAGTCCTGATATTCTCGATGCGCTTGCAACTACTTTTGCAGAAAGTAGCAGAAACGTATATTATGGAGTGAGTAGTGAAGCCATTAAACAAGGTGGCGTTACTTATTTGTAGGAATTTACTACTATGATACCCACTAAAGATGTTATCAAAATGATGGTAGACCGAGAAAAAGAGTCGGCATATCAGTGGCAATTACGCCGTCATGGTGATTGGACAGAAAACTATACCCTAGCTCGAGATAAAGTTGTTATTAATCGTCTTACTCAGAGGCAGAGCGTGAATGTACCTCTGATGAAGCAGACGATCAAAACGATTATGGCTAAAACTGATGAACTGCCTCAGATTGTGTTTGAAGAATTGGCGAATGATAAGCAAAAAGAGATTTATTTAAATGCACGTTGGGAAGATGATAGTAAGAAAAATAAGATTGTACTGAAAGATATTGTTGATAAGAAGATGGTGTTTGGTACTGGTCGGTCACATAAGAAGCTTAATATCCGTGATGGCAGGTTTGTTTTTAGTATTGAAGATACGTTTGATATTTTAGTTGATCGTTACGGTGATCCTACTGACATTGATTCACACCACTATTTCTGTCACCAACATATTTTTAGACGGTTGGCTGATATTGAACTTAATCCCTTCTATGACTTTTCAGAGATTCAAGAGATGAAAAAATGGTTTGCTTCAGAGCAAGGCTTGATGAAGTCTGCAGAGAATGGTGAAAGCTTGCGTGATAAGAATGAGCGTATGCGTGTGATGGGTGTGGTTGATATTGATAATCCTCAAGTTGGTGAAACAGTTTCAGAGTTAAATGAACATTACATTAAGCTTTATGACAGTGAAGAAAAATTAGATCAGTTTTATTTAGTGGTTACTGGCTTAACTGATAAAACTCATGTGCTGATGGTCAAGCCTCTTGAAGAAGTAATTGGTGTGACGTTTGATCACTACTGGCGTGATCACTTACCATTTAGTACTTGGGCTGATGATATTGAGCGTGTTGATTACTGGTCAGATTCGATCAGTGATATTGTGCGTACTCCTAATAAAGTGGTGAACTCTTGGATTGCTCAGTTAGTTGAGAATCGTACACTACGTAACTTTAATCCTCATTTCTATGATGCTACGGCTAAAAAGACTTGGACACCTCAGACATTTGAAGCTATGGCTTGGGGTTTCTATCCAGTGCCAGGTGATCCGAATAAGTTATTAAAACCGGTGCAAGTGAATGATTTATCTGAATCAATGGATGAGCTGAAGTTTTTAATGGATCTGGTAGAGCGTGCAACTGCAGCTACGGCGGTGCAGCAGGGTGCTTTAGAAGGTCGTAAGGTTACTCTTGGTGAAGTGCAGTTAGCGTTTGCTAATGCTCAAGAACGTATCAGTTCAATCTCTAAATTCTATATTGAGTCATGGCAGGATTTTGCAACTCGATATTACAAGATGCTTGAGGCAGCCGGTGATAAGCTCGATCCTCTACCACTCTACAAGAAGTCGTACAAGGGCAATATGTTTAAGAAGGTGATCACTGCTGAAGATCACAAGTCAAGTGAAGGTTATAACTGTAAGGTAGTTTCTAAGGCTGATCAAGAAGAAAGACAGCTTACTCAACTGCAAACCATTAATGTGGCTAAAGATGCGATGCCTGATAATGTACCTTTGCAGAGAATCTACAAGAAAAGATTACTTGATGTAGCTGATTTACCAGATGATGAAGCAAAAGAAGTCATGGATTTTGAAGCTCAAAAAGAAAAGCAAATGATGGGTGGGGCTGATGCGATGGGCGGTGATATGGCTAACAGACCACGCTTGGGTGCTGATGGTAAGCCAGTAGGCGCAAACACTCAGAGATTAATGCAGTTGATGCAAGCTCAGGGTGGTGGCGGTGGTATGCCTGCTGCAGTTAATTAGTGGTAGTATGGTAGTAAGGAGTAACGACTTATGGCTATGGATCTTCTCAATGACACTTTAAAACGCTTAGGCGTTGATTCGTATTCAGATCTTTCAGATGATGAAAAGCTGGTGTATCAGGGGTGGCTCAAGCAAATGTCCTCTGATTTAACGGTGGGTGATATACGATCACACATTGATAATATGCAGCGTGCCGTTACGATTGAGTTAGCTGATGAGCCTGAGTATATTCATAGTGAGATATTTCCATTTTGGAAACGACCTAATCCTAAAAATATTCATCTCAAGGCAAGGCTTAAAAATTATTTATTGCTATCCTCATTCTTGGCTACACCAGAGCAAGCTAGAGAGGCACTTGAAAAGAATTTGCAGAACCTAGGTACAGTAGTGTAGTATTATTAATTGTAACTAACAATAACAAGGGAGCTTTATGAATCCAGAAATGAAAAAACGATTAATAGCCATTTTGTCTAAGGGTGATGGTGCGTGGACAGAATCAGATTTAAGATTTTTACGTGCTAGAGCTAGTTACTTGAGTCCTGAACAACTTGCTAGATTAAATAGTGCTATCAAATTGAATGGTGATAAGAGTTTGAAAACGGTAGCTAAAAAAGATTTGCAAGATGTGAGTGAGCCTGAAGTGATTGATGAAGTTCAAGATGCAGTTGATGTAGAAAATGTTGTACCTGAAGGCAGTCCGTTAGAGGCAGGTGATGAAGCTAATGAAGATGATGCTGATCCTGATATGCCTGAAGATAGTGGTGAGCTTGAAGTAGTTGAGAGTGAAGCTACAACTGGTGAGGATGGTGAAGAAATTGATATTGATGCTATGAATCTTGAGCAGCTTAAAGTGGTTGCTAAGGAACTTGGTATTAAAGGCGTGCATTTCTATAAAGATGCAGAAGCATTACGTGAGAAAATTTTAGCTACTTATGAAACTAGTAATGAAGGCAAGGCTGATGCTGAGTCTGAAGATGCTGGCTCTGAAGTAGTTTAAAGTTGAGTATTAATCAAACCAAACCCTACTAAGAAAGGACGGTTTATATGGCAGTTTTTACAGATAATGATCGCTCAAAGGTCAATGATGAAATTGATGATGTTGATGAAGTAAAAGAAGAAGATGCTGATCAAGAAGATCAGGATGATTCTGCTGATACTGATAAATCCTCAGATAAAAATGAAGATCAGGATGCTGATCAAGAAGAAGATGCTGGCAAGGATAAAAAGCCTGATGCTAAAGCTGATGATGAAAAGGGTGTTGAGTATTGGAAAAATAAGTTTACCGAGTCAAGTCGTGAAGCTCAGGTACTAGCAGAGCGTGAGAAAGAAACGAAACGTAAGCTTGAAGAAGCAACTAAGCCTAAAGAGGTTACTGATGATTTGATGAAACAGAAGTACCCAGATTGGGATAGTTATGATGATGGTGTTAAGGCTGCACTTAAAAATACGGTAGTTCAAGATCAAAAGATTACTGCACTCGAGCAGGGTCAAAGTGAATACCTAAATGAGCGTAAGTGGCAAAGTCAGATTGATGGCTTTTTAGCTGAAAATGATGAAACTGAAAAGATCAGCATTAAAGATAAAGATGCCTTCAAGAAGTATTGCAATAAGCCAGAGCGCAAGGGTATGAATCTTGATATTTTAGCTGCAGCATTTGCGTATGAGGTTGGTACTACTGCACCGGCTAAACCTGAAAAGAAAAAAGGGTCTATGCTTGAAACTGGTAGTGGTCAGGGTGCAACTCAAAAGCATAAGACTGATAAAAAAGAATACACGGCTGATGATGCTAAGATGCTTCGCCAGAACAATCCTAAAGAGTACGAGCGATTGGTTAGATCTGGTAAGCTTGATATTAAAATCTAATGTAGGTGGCGTGAGTAACGGCACGCACTTACACGTTTCTTAAATTCCCATTTGACAAGAAGAATTAGTGTGATCTATGATGGTAACTGAATCTGCCTAACTCCTAGTGCATAGCATAATCGGAACGGCTTACGACATTAAGTATTAGTACTTACTATTAGTAAGCATAAAAGGAGTCCGAGCTATGTCAGACTACGCAATAAACCTATCTGAGGGCTTTGCTCAGAAAATTGTAAAAATCTACTTCGAGCGTTCGGTTGCCGATGAAATCGCTAACCACGACTACGAAGGTGAGATTAAAGATCAGCAATCAAAAGTAAACATTTTAACTTTCGGTGCTTTAGAGCTTCGAGATTATGATGGTTCTAACTTGGCTGCTGCTGATGATCCACAAGAATCAGTCGGTGTGCTGGAAACCACACAAAAGAAAGCCTACTACTTCAAGATTAAATCTCTTGATAAATTCAAGTCATGGATCAAAAATCCAGAGGGTACTTTGATTGAAACCTTGGCAAAGAAAACCAAGCAAGTCATTGATACCTATGTTTTGGGTCTATACGGTGATGTAGCTGCTGGTAATAGAGTTGGTACTGACTACGCAACTGGTACGGTTACTATTGATGTAACCACTGGTGCGGTCACTGGTTCAGGTACAACTTTCACTTCTGCTATGGTCGGTAAAGGCTTCTGGGCTGAAGGTCTTGAAGATGCTGAAGGCAAGCCAGTCTGGTATCGAGTTAAAACCTACTCATCTGCTACAGCTATCGTGATCGAAAATGATAGTGACGATGATGTGTCAGCGTATGATGGCGGTGCTATCTCAGGCGGTGCAGCTTACATTGTGCAAGCTAACACCAAGGTTCAAGTTACCAAAGATACGATCTATGCAAAAATCGTGCAACTTGGTGAGAAACTTGATGAAGCTGAAATCCCTGCCGATGACAGATGGTTGGTCGTACCTCCAAAAATTCACACCTTGCTAGTGCAAGCCGGTGAACTCACTCCTGCAATCAGTGAGGCTTACCAAAGTGTGATCAAAAAAGGTTACGTAGGCGATGTTGCAAGCTTCATGGTATTCGTATCGAATCGTGTCGCTGGTAACAACACAGACGGATTCCACGTCTTAGCAGGTCACAAGTCATGGGTTACTCTGGCTATGGGCTTTGTTGAAACAGGAATTGAAGATCTGATCGGTAACTTCGGTAAAGCCTACAAAGGCTTGACAGTTTACGGCGCAAAGGTCGTAGATGAACGCCGAAAAGCTGGTGCTGAACTGTTCTGTTACGTCTAAGCTTAATAAGTGAATAATACAGGGGTGTAGCAGATTGAAATAGATTTGCTACACCTCTGAAGAACGAGGAATTTACCTTATGCCATTCGTAACAAAAACAGACCTACCAACACCCACAATTGAAAGACTAGTCGCAATTAATGCTCAAACTGCTGGTCAAAGAACCACCAGAGATGCAGCGTTTTTAGCAGCTCGACTTCCCTACTTAACGAATCAAATTATTTTAGAAGATGCTGATGGCATGATTGTTGTGGCTTCTGGTAACACTGTACCTACGAGTGTTGATGGTTTTAAGGTCGGTGCTTTGTTTATTGATGTGGATAGTACCTCTATTTATTACAATTCAGGCACAACTTCTTCAGCGACTTGGAATAACTTAAATAGTATTTCTGGTGCTGAGATTGCAGCCGGTGCGGTTGATGCTGCTGCTTTAGCTGCAACTATTGATCTAGCTGCTACGGTATTTACAAGCTTTGCAGTTGAAGAAGGTACACCGGTCAATGCGGTGGCTGCTGCTCAAACACTTACTTTAACTGGTGTGATTGTGCCAGGTAGTCATGCTGAGAGTGTGGTTACAAGTGATGCTACGAATGTATCTGATGCTGAAACTCTAACGATTGGTTCAACTGTTTACCGGTTCAAAGACACTATGCTAGCTGCATACGATGTTAAAATCGGTGCTTCTGCTGCTGCTACTCTTGACAACTTGAAGGCTGCTATTAATGCTTCTGGTACTGCAGGGGTTGAATACTTTACTGGCACTCTAGCTCATCCTACGGTGGTAGCTACTACAAATGCTGATACAACTCAAAAGGTTGTGGCACGTGTGCCTGGTACGGCTGCTAATGCTTCTGCTACTACTGAAACCTCAGCACATCTTTCATGGGCTGATACAACTCTAGGTGGTGGCACTGGTGCAAGTAATCCTGGTGTAGCACCTGAAACAGTTACTATTGATTCGGTAGTTTATAGTTTTGTAGATGTGTTATCTGAAACTAATGCACCTGCTGCAGCAATTGCTAATCAAGTTTTGTTTGGTGCAAGTAGTGCTGAAGCACTTGATAATTTAAAAGTAGCGATTAATGCCGGTGCAACTGCAGGTACAAACTACAGTACTGGCACAGTGGTTCATCCTACGGTGACTGCTGATGCAAATGACAATACTTCTCAAGTAGTGACGGCTAAAGTTAAAGGTACTGCAGCTCATTCAATTGCAACTACTGAAACTTTAACTAATGGTGCATGGGGTGCTGGTGTTTTAGCTGCTGGTGTAAATGGTACAGTGGGTAAAGCGAATGAAATTCTAGCTGATGCTACATATCTCTATCATGCAGTTGCAGCAAATACGGTAGCTGATACAAACTGGAGAAGAATTAGTTTAGGAAGTGCATACTAATATGAATACAACTCAATTAATCCCTACAGTCATTGATGAAGCTTATGCCACTGGTGTTTTAACTTCAAATGAAACGAATCCTACTGATGGCGATACTGTCAAAATCGGTGCAATTACGTATAGATTTAAAAGTACGATGGCTCAGGCTTATGATGTTAAGCTTCACGCTTCTCTTGCTGATACTACTTTAGCTAACTTGGTTAAGGCTATCAATGGTACTGGTACTGCTGGTACTGAATATTTTGCAGGTACGGTAGCTCATACATTGGTAACTGCTGGTGCGGTGACTGCACACGCAACCACGATTACAGCTAGAACTATTGGGTATGCAAGTAATTCAATTGTTACAACCACACCGGTTGGCACTACTCTTTCATGGGGTGCTACTGTTATGGTAGGTGCAATTGGCGGATCTTTGAATGGAATTACAATTAATGGTGATGCTAACGGTGACACTGTTTACTCAGATCCTATTGATATGGCTTACTACACTGAGGCAGTTGCGTTTTTGAATGTGACAGCTCATGCCGGTACTAATCCTACTCTTGATGTGAGCTTTGAATTTTCACCAGATGGTTTAAATTGGATGGCTTCAGGTGATGCGTTTGCTCAAGTGACTACTTCTGATGCGATGATCTTAAAGAGATTAACAGCGAACTTCGGTAGATGGGTACGTGCCAAGCTGGTAACAGCCGGTACAAGTCCTAGCTATACGTTGGCTTTATATATAATGGCGAAGGGATAATACTATGGCAGCAACAGTATCAATAGCTGAATCAAATGGCGCAGGTGAAACCGTCACAGCTTCAATCACTAACACAAACATGGGTAGTAATGAATCGGTTAACCTAAATCCGGTTACGTATCCTCTTACTCCTAATACTCGATCTTACGCAAAATATCAGCGTTTTAATGTTACTGCTATGGGTGGTGCTTCAAGTGTCGGTAACTTGAAAGTATGGCGCACTGGTTCACTTGGTACTGGTGGTACTCATGCTCATGTAACTAATGCACGCACTACTTCTTATGGTGGGGCTGCAACCTATGCTACACCGGTAAATACGGCGATTACTGGTGCTGATCAAGCTATGCCTACTTCTGAACCAGGTACGGCTAATTTAGGTATTGCAGGGTCACTCTCTGGAACTTTAACGGCTACTGGTTACTCAGATTACTTAATTCATCAATTGACTACTGATGCTTCTGCAACTGCAGGATCTACTAGTACGATGAATTATCAGTATGATGAAACGGCTTAAAGAGTAATAAGAAAGTTTTATGCCAATACAATGGCAGGAAGTGAGGCAATACAATGCAATTTACATTTTTCAGAGAAGACACAAAAGAAAACGAGCAGGTTGATCTTCAAACTTGGGGATGGGTTGTTAAATATCACGATGGTCGTGAGCTTCATCAATTTGACTTTGTATCTGGTTTGTTTCATCAATTCAGTGAGATAGATCTTACTTTGCCGTTTATTTTTCAGGTGGTTGATCTTCAGGGTGAGAAAGATCCTTTTACCATTCTTTATAATCCAGAATCAATGCAGTTATTTTTCTTCTATCGTAAAGGTATTCTTGATGTGGGTGGTGAAAATAGTCGTAAAGAAACGGTTATTATTTTTGGGTATAAAGAGGATAAGACTAGAAATCACTTTTGTATTTTTCCAAGTGGTGAACTGGTAATAACTAATGATTTAAATTTAGTGCATTTTTAAGGATATGTGATTAAAAAAGTTAAGACAAACTACGAACTAATCATAGAACTTAGAAATAAGATAGCCTTTCAAATAGTTGGTCAAAAGGCAAGTATGCAGTATTGGGCTATTGTTTCTAAAAAACTAAAAAATAATAGTCAAGAAAAAATAGATGCTCTGAGTAAAGTAGATATTAATAAAAAATTAATTGATTCAGATGAATTATATTTGCAAGTTATTGATAAATTACTGAAAGAAAGTAAATAATGTCTGTTGTAGCAACTGGTGGCACAATTACTTATTCTGGTTCGTATAAAATACATACCTTTACTTCTGGTGGTAGCTTTATTGTTACTACTGGTGGTGATGTTGAAGTCTTAGTTGCAGCAGGTGGCGGTGGCGGTGGTTCAGCAGGTGGCGGTGGCGGTGCAGGAGGTGTTTTATACGATTCTGCTTTTGCTGTAACTGCTCAAACTTACCCTGTTACCGTTGGCGGTGGCGGTGCAGGTAGCGGTGGAACAAATAACAGAGGTGCTAACGGTAGTAACTCAGTCTTTGATTCTTTAACTGCAATTGGTGGCGGTGGCGGTGGCGGTCGTGTCACTGATATAACGGAAGCGAATCCAACTACGGGTGGTTCTGGAGGTGGGGCACATCATTCGGGAGCGGGGGTTAGTGGCGCAGCTGGAACTGGTGGGCAAGGTAGTGCTGGTGGTAATAACAGCTCATCGAATCCGTATCCAACTGGTGGTGGCGGAGGTGCAGGAGGTGCTGGTGGTACAGGCAGTGGTTCTACTAATGGAGTGGGTGGGGTAGGTGTTGCTTATAGCATTTCTGGTTCTTCTGTTTATTACGCAGGCGGTGGCGGTGGCGGTGGATCTACTACATATTCAACAACCGGAGCTGCTGGTGGCAATGGTGGCGGAGGTGCAGGTAGCAATTCTGCTGCTGCTGGAACTGCTGGAACAGCAAATACTGGCGGTGGCGGTGGCGGTGGCAGATACCCACATACTGAACTAACATCAGGTGGCAATGGTGGTTCTGGAATAGTCATAATTAGATATATTGTTGTTACTACTTATTCAGTTACTAAATCTTCTGCTTATGCAGTAAAAAATGTTTATTCAATAACTAAAAGTGATCAATACACTGTTAAAAGACCTATTTCAGTTACTAAGTCGGTTCAATATGCCGTTGTAAAAGCGATGGCTGCTATTACTAAGGGCTTAATTTACTCAGTTGTACCAGATAACTTAATCACTAAAGGTTTTGAGTACATGATTTTACGGTTGCTTGGTATTACTAAGTCAATGGCGTATGCAATTTTACTCGAGCAAATAGTTACTAAGTCAATGGTATATGCGGTGTTAACCGAGGCTGCTATTACAAAGTCACTTGCGTACACGCTAATTGCTGATCACGCTATCACTAAGTCAATGGAATATATCCTTGTTTCTCAGCCAGTTATTCAGAAATCAATGGCATATCACATTGGAATTGATGGGTATATTTATAACTACACAGATCGAGGAACTACGTACACTGATCAATATCAGTAAGGAATTAATGTATGCCACAAGCATTTACACTAAAATCATTTAAAGGCGGTATCTCAGATTGGGAAGATAAGGGTATTCGTGGGGCTTTTAAATCTGGTACTGCTTTATCAACTCGAAGGC